CTATGACGATCTACCGTACCAAGTCGATGTTACACGGACTCTGTCAGGTACGCGAGCGCTCGTTCTACTTCTTCTGGAAGGACACCAAGGTCCCCCTGATGGAGTACTACCGTCGTCCGCACAAGACCATCGAGGACACCATCCTCGCCGTGAAGGGCAACTTCCAGATGGAGCCCATCAACCCGAAGACTCCCACCGACGACCCGTACTACCAGTTCATCCTCAACGTCATACACCCAGGGCTCAATCATACCGAGTTCGCGGCTCAGCTGCAGCCGGCCAAGGCCCGCGGCAACGACGTCCTCGCCTACATCGAGGCGTGTGGATACGACTACAAGCAGGTCGCAGAGTGGATGGGAAAGAACGGGTACGACCGCGAAGTTCCAAAGTGCGAGCGACGTTACGAGAAGCTCAAGGCCGGCGGGAGCATCATGCGCCGATCGACCGTGGTTCCCAAGGACTACATCGGCGCGTTCGTGGGCCACTACCCGTACTCTCTCACTCATCCCGTGGAGAACCGCTACATCTCAGCCCGCGAGGCAATGGCGATCATGGGCATGCCGGAGGACATGGAGCTCATCGATCCCAAGAAGAACTCGAACCACGTCTGTCAGAACGTGCCGGTCCAGACCGCGACCGACATGGCGACCGAGGTGAAGAAGTACCTGGAGGGAAAGCTCCCGATGGTCGACGCCGAGCTGGTGTTCCAGAGCAACCACAACGAATCGCACGAGATAGCCGTCGGCGGTAAGGACCAGACACTGAGCGTATTTTTTGGAGATGCAGCGTGAAGAACATGTTAGGAGTGATGTACGAGATGCAGGCGAACGATTTCTTGAAGAAGACCCCCTTCAAGTACAACGAAGAAAAGATCGTGGACGACTTCTACGACTACCTGAAGTCGACGTATGGTGAGCACTACCAGACCGAGGACAGAGAGAACGACCTACAGTGCTTCGACGCATGGATCGCCATGGGAGACGCTACGCCGACGTTCCGCAACACGGCCATCAAGTACCTCTGGCGATACGGGAAGAAGAACGGCAACAACAAGAAGGACCTGATGAAGGCCATGCACTACATCCTCCTCTGCCTTCACAACGATCACTACAAGGACAAGCCATGAGGATACTCATCACCGGTATCGCCGGCATGATCGGCTTTCACCTGGCCAACAGGCTGATGGCCCACGGTCACAGCGTCGAGGGAGTCGACGACTACAACGACCTCTACTACGACTCCAAGCTCAAGTACGACCGCGCGAAGCTGCTGAAGCTGGCCGGCGTCAAGGTCCACCACGCGGACTTCTCAGAGATCAACTACAACACGTACGACCTGGTGGTTCACCTGGCCGCCCACGCCGCGGTCCGCGTGTCCATGGAGAAGCAGATACCCTACATCATCAACAACGTCACCCGCACTCAGGTGATGATCGAGGCCATCGAGAAGCTTCCCAAGCCGATCCCGGTCGTATACGCCTCGACGAGCTGCGTCCAGCACGGTCAGCCGCTGCCGTGGAAGGAGTCGGACAACCCCGGTCACCAGAACAACTACTACGGCATGACCAAGAGAATGAACGAGTGTCAGTTCATCTCCTCGAAGATACCGGTGGCGGTGGGACTGAGGTTCTTCACGGCATACGGACCATGGGGAAGACCCGACATGGCGCTCTACATCTTCACGAAGGGAATCGACGAGGGCAAGCCGATCCAGGTATTCAACAACGGCAACATGGTACGCGACTTCACCTACGTCGAGGACGTGTGCCAGGGAGTTCACTGCGCCATCAATTATGCCGTGAGCCAGACCGCCTCGAAAGAGATATATAATCTAGGCTACGGGGAACAGGTCCAGCTGATGGACTTCGTTCGCCTGATTTCGAGAGAGCTGGGCAAGGAGCCGATCCTCGAGATGAGGCCGAGGCACCCGGCCGACGTCCTGGAGACGTGGTCGGACACCACTAAGCTCCAGGCTCTCGGATACAGACCGACTACGCCCATCGACGAGGGAGTTCGCAAGTTCGTCGACTGGTACAAGCAATATGAACACTGAATGAGGAACAACATGGCTGAAGATAACAGCGTCACCCCACTGACCCCGACTCCCGCAGAGCAGGCTCAGAACCAACCCAACCCCAACGCCTTCAACCTGTCGATCTCCGTGGAGGAGCTGCGCAAGCGCAAGCTGTTCGTGGCCACTCCCATGTACGGCGGCATGTGCGCGGGCATGTTCACCAGGTCGATCGCCGACCTCTCGGCGCTATGCCACGCCTACGGCATCCCACTCCAGCTGTACTTCCTCTTCAATGAGTCGCTGATCACTCGCGCCCGCAACTACTGCTGCGACGAGTTCATGCGCTCGGGTGCCACTCACCTGATGTTCATCGACTCCGACATCGGCTTCGATCCCAGGGACGTCATCGCCCTCTTGGCCATGCAGGACGAGCAGAGTGACTACGACGTCATCGGCGGTCCGTATCCCAAGAAGTGCATCAGCTGGGAGAAGGTCAAGGCCGCGGTCGACAAGGGCTTCGCCGATGAGAACCCGCAGAACCTCGAGCGCTTCGTGGGCGACTACGTCTTCAACCCGAAGGGCGGTCAGGGATCCATCCCGATCAACCAGCCGGTCGAGGTCCTCGAGATCGGTACCGGGTTCATGATGATCCGTCGTCGCACCCTCGAGAAGTTCGTGGAGGCTTTCCCTCAGTACAACTACAAGCCCGATCACGTCCGCACCGAGGCCTTCGACGGCACTCGCGAGATCATGCAGTTCTTCCAGGCCGAGATCGACCCGAAGAGCAAGCGCTACCTCTCCGAGGACTACTGGTTCTGTCAGAAGATCCAGGAGCTCAACATGAAGACCTGGTTCTGCCCGTGGATGAAGATGCACCACGTCGGTACCTACATCTTCGGCGGATCACTGGCAGACCTCGCAGCGGTCGGTGCCTCCGCTACTGCTGACGTCGGCGCGATCCGTAAGAAATAGGGTGTACAAATATGGCAAAGAAGAGTAAGATGAACGCATACATCCTGTTGGACAGGAGCGGGTCCATGGAGAGCCTCTGGAAGGAGGCTCTCGGATCCATCAACGGGTACGTCAAGGAGCTCCCGAAGGACGCCAACGTATTCATGGCGGTGTTCGACTCTAACGGCTACGACGTCATCCGCAATACTACCGCTGGTGATTGGAAGTCGCTGTCCAACGACGACGCCATGCCTCGAGGCGGCACTCCACTGTTCGACGCCTCGGCTCGAATGATGCTGAGGATACTGGACGACAAGCCCGACAAGGCGGTATTCGTAACGATGACCGACGGCGAAGAGAACCAGTCGCAGAACTTCAGACAGCACCACGTCAAGGCGCTGGTGAAGAACCTAGAGGACAGGGACTATCAAGTCCTGTTCCTCGGCGCCAACTTCGACAAGGTCGGTGACGTGGCCAACCAGTACGGTATCAAGGGATCTAGCTGGACAAACATCACGCCGGTCAACTTGAACGCCACGATGTCCACTCTCGGCACCGCGTCGATGAACTACATGACGGGTTCACTACGAAGCGTCGACATCAGCGACGACATGAAGAAAAAAGCAACGAGCTAACAACGGAGCACTCTATACTATGAAGATCTCAGCAGAGACGATCGCGATCCTAAAGAACTACTCCACCATCAATCCCTCCGTGCTGTTCAAGCCCGGCAACACGATCTCCACGATGTCGATGCAGAAGTCGATCTTCGCGAAGGCGACCATCAAGGAGGACATCGAGCGACAGTTCGGCATCTACGAGCTGAACAAGTTCCTCGGTGTCCTCTCGATGTTCCGTGAACCGGAGCTGCGATTCTTCGACAGCTACCTCGAGGTATTCTCGGGTAAGCAGAAGGTCCGCTACACCTACGCCGATCCCAGCCTCATCGTCACGCCTCCCGAGAAGGGACTGGTCGTCCCGGATCCGGACGTCGAGTTCGACCTCACCGCCGAGGACCTCAACTCGGTCGTCAAGGCCCTGTCGATCATGTCCCTCCCAGAGATCTGCATCACCGGCGACGGGACCAACCTCGAGCTCCAGGCGGTCAATCCCAGCAACCGCAGCGCGGACGTCTACTCCGTGATCGTGGGCAGCACCGACAAGACCTTCCATTCCTACGTCAAGATGGAGAACCTCAAGTTCCTCTCCAAGGACTACAAAGTCAGCGTATCCAGCAAGGGCATCATCAGGCTCGAGTCCCAGGACATCACCTACTTCGTCGCGTCGGAGGCCCACTCTACCTTCAATTGATGTCTGTACTCCAGTGTGAATAGTGATTATAATTCGTAAATGTGATTGTGAGAGGACTACAGCATGAACAACCGTGACAACCCGATGTGGGTAGAGAAGTACCGTCCGCGTAAGATCGAGGACTGCGTACTCCCTCCCGATCTCAAGGCCACCTTCCAGAACTTCGTCGACAACAAGCACGTACCCAATCTCCTCC